CGGGAGTTGCAGAGGGATTTGCACCCTGTGGGGCGTTGTGTAGGTCTAGATACTTAACGCTGGTTGACTAGCCACCAAAATAGTTCAGAAGAGGAGATCTGCACCAGTGTGCAGATGACGCACTCTCTCTCCTTCATCATATTCAATAATAGTTCCATAATCTATATGATATATTTTTTCAAGACACTTGTCAAAAACTTGATCGCCAAATTGTAAATTGACTATGGAATCATAAAGATGAATCCATTCATGTTCTTGTAAGCCGTAGCGTTCTTCAAGATCCTGATAAGAAATAGATCGACTATGGGATAGAGGTAAGCCTACACGCGTACGTAAGGCATCCATCAGTGGTGAAGATGGTTCATTAACCCAACCTTCAACTGCGGATTTTAAAATTACCTCGGTTAACGACAGTAAAGTTTGTTGGTCGAACTCTTGTTGTGTCATTGAAAACATTTGGGGTGTTTCAATATGGTCACGAGTTCCCAGACTCCTTAACAACACACCCATAACAGTCCAAGCAGTGCCTGAACCATAAGCGTGTTTCATAAAAGTAAGTGCATTACGGTTTTTCTTTGGTTCTACCGTTAATACATAACCAACATTATGGGCCGCCGTAGCGACAATTTTTGTAAGATCAAAGTCAGATTTCTTTGACCATAAACGATCAGAAGGATCTATACTTCTATCATATTTAAGGTCAGCTAATGAATTCTCATTAAAAGCTAAATCTACTCTGCATAATTCTCTATATATGCTAAACGATATCGCTAAAGAAGCAATATTATTTAAGCATGTGGTTAATTTTGAACCAGAATATTCAAAAAATGTTTTAGGTCGTAACCTAACAAATTCTGTTTCACAATCCTTATTAGCAACTATAGTTTCGCGTGCGCACTGTAGTATAAGTCTGGCAACTTGATTGCCAAAAAGCTTGGATAAAGATTCACCCATATAAAAGAGAATAACAAATATTGGTAAGCCATTTGAAGCATCACATGAGCTGATATCAGTCTCTAAATAAAACATGGTACCGGCTATATTCATAACGAAAAAACCATCATCACTCATAAAAACAAATTTAGCATCACCATTTTTTAAATCATCTAAAGATGAAAATAATTTGGTCAAACCTGCAATATCTTGTGAATCATTGAACTCTGTGTAAAAAGTACCTCCCATAGGGAGCATACCGGGAGAAACTTCTTGGCGGAAGATATACTTAATGAAATCGGCAGCTACAAGTTCAGCTAAAGGTGCTGTAGAACCTGTGGCATATAAACGGCCAGCTTTCAAAACCTTCCCCCATTCCATCTTAAACATAGATTCCCAAATTTCAGAGTTATCTAAAATTTTAATAAGGTCAATTTCGCTATATACAAATGATGTATACAAAGCTTTCTTCGGTAATGGCAATAATACAAATTTTTTCAACATATCAACCTGATCATACCAAAAATAAACAGGTGAATAAATGTATTCAAGAATAATATTATAAACCCAACTAAAACAATCAATAATATACCTTAAAAATAAAATAAACCAAAACCACCAAGTGTTCTGGGATAAAATTTTATCTAAGAAAGATTTAAAAGTCAAACAATTATGACCACATAAAGCATTGCCAACTTTATCTACTCGAAATTCAATTAAATTAAAAGAATCCCTTTCAAATTTTTTAAGTTTAATGCCATTCTCCTTAATTTCAGTATATTTATATGATTTACGGGTTAGAATAGATGTGATGCCAAACTCAGTAAAAACTAGCTCAGCCTCACACAACCTAATAACATCAATGATTGTACGATATGGAATCTTGTCCAATAAACCATACTGATTGGATTCCAAGCCAATCTGTGGTTGTTTAAAGTATCTTGATAAAGCAGAACATATATTTTCAGAACAATTTTGATAAACCTGAAATTCATTATATGGTTTAAACCTAAAAAATTCACGACGACAACCTCTGTTTTGAACAGGATCTTGTGTATCAAGTTTTTTACCTAAAGTGTTAAACTTTGGATAAATTACTACCTGATATACATCACCTTGAACAGTACGGTGTAATTGAGTTTCAAATTCGAAACCCTTGCTTTTAACAAAGGTCCAATTACCATTGTAATTGTAAGTTGGTTTAATTGACATTGAAAACGGTATTATCTTTTGAGCTCCAACATTTATTGGAATCAAAAGAACTTTACCAATTGACAAATCACCAACAGTGGATTTTGAGACTTTGTCATGATTTTTAAATAAATAAAAATGTATATGGTTGTGTATCAAAGGAGCATCAAGGAAGACAAAGAAACTCATAGCAAATTTGCAAATTGCAGTGTAGTTTCTTGCTTCCTCTGATAAAGTTTTGAGATGATACGTAAAATAATGATACAAAACATCAAAAATAAGGACATTCTGTTTCTTTGGCAAAGAAACACCCATTACTTTCAATGATGGTAAATTAACATAGCTATATTCAAGCTTACGGAATGTATCGTGAACAGATGGTTCACATAGAGAAATATTAAAACGGGCGCTCTCCGTCTTATCAAAATTTAGATAATTTTCTATATGAACATCAACATTACAAATCTTTGAATAAACCTTCAAGTTGTGCCTAAATTGGCACTTCTTGTCTAGACAAGGTTTCTTACGACATGAAATGTCACGTGGTTTCCGTTTACTTTGTTGGTCTTCACCCTTTAATGAAGACTTATCGTTATCGGCACATTTTTCGCCCTGTGCACGCTTTTTAGGCTTTGGTTGCTCTCTGGTTGGGCCTGAATTACTTGTTTTTGGAAGACTAGTCGTTTCGCTCTGAACTTTCACGCAATGTGGTTCTTGAACGATCTTCCTAAATAATGGTCGATTTTCAGGCCCTAAATAAATATTTTCTTCAGTTGACATTATAAAAATAAAATAAATAGTAAAAGTTTAAATAAGATGAATATTGCTAGCAATAGGAGAATAATGATTACATTTGAGCTGTAATCTGCCCCCATAAGCTTGGCAGCAATAGTCATTTTTAATTCTTGTTAAATTGAGAGCACATATATTTTATGTTAAAGGGTAAACCATAACGTATTCCTCGTTATGGTCTAAAATTCTCGATACGACCAACCATTCCCCCAAAGAACGGCCCAAGCTACATCTAGGTTGATACAACCTTGATGAGTAAAGCTAACTAAAGCTTCTTTAAATTATCAGTTGCAATATCCTTCTAAGAACCTCAGATACTGAGAAAAATAATTTAGCATCACAAAAAGTGGAAATTGAAGAAAATATAATACATATATACAAAATAAATATATAGGGGGGGATTTGAATATATACAAATATATAAAATAAAATATATACAATAGAGAAATATTTTTTAGGTGAAGTGAAAATAACTTACAACATTGCCATACCAGCTAAAACAACATCGGTTAAAATAGTACCTGCAGTGTGCATAGCTTGTGTTTGCCAATTGGGGCGTTTCTTATCCAACTTTGTAAGTGCGGCAGAAATACGTGCTGGATTATCAACACCACGAGGTGGTTGGATAGTTAGACCAGATGCGGGTTCAGCTCTCCATTCGATGTTCTTGTAAGCGGATATTGTGTAATCAGACATGGCAGAAACACCGTACAGAACGAAACCTATACCCATAGGGGGGGTTACTTCTGCAGAGATGTTTGTAACTGCATTTGCTGCATTAGTCACTGTAATACCGCTAAGACCATCATCAGTGAAGGGTGTGTTCACACTAGGTCTCCAAATAACCTCATTAGTGGTTGCAGCACGTTCTTGCATAGTAGCATAATTTCGAAGTTGATCGAAAGTTGGCGGCGCGTTTACTGTACCTCCTTGTAAAACAGCTGTCAAAGGAACATTTGTCAATGGAATAAAAAGACCTTTAGCATTAGAAGTAGTACCAATATAAGATGTAGTTAAACATGCCGATAAAGTACGAGCATCTTGAGCAGTATCACCGTTAACAAAGTTGTAAGCGGGATCGGTCACACTTGACGCAGTGGTTGCACCAGCACCAAAGACTCCGTAATTTAAAAGAGTAGGTGAAGTTCCAGAAGTTGCAGCCGCAAACATAAAGAAGTTCGCAGGACCAGAAGTTGTGGTTGGGTTATGATAACTAGGAAACCATAAAACATAGCCAAAAGGCTGAGCAGCCCAAGAAGCATTATATGCACTAAAGGCATAAGTACTTTTGAAACGAGCTAACATTCCTGCATCAGATCCATACATACCAGGCACTAGGACTGCATTGCATGGGTCAGCTATCATGGTAGCATAAGCATCAAATTTTGCTGTTGGGGGTTTCTTCGTTGTTTTCTTACGTTTTACAACGGCTTTAATAATTTTAGGTGCCTGACGAACCGCCATACGACCGACTAAAGCTGTAAGTTGTTGAAGTTTTTTGTTTTGTTTATTTTTGTTGTTCTTGTTGAATCGTGATCGTCCCTGATCACACTGACAATCCTTCAGTGTGGGGCCTCCAGGTCTACGCTGTAACGACCATACCTTATATACCGTTGAGAAGCACTAAAGCTTATACGGTGTGCAAACTTTCTACCGTTAGCAGAGGAGTTGCGTACTGCTATCGCTCCTTTAAATCCAGCTTTCCCTTATTCATAGCGACAATCTGGTAAATTAGGCTGGACTGTGGGCAGTTTACCTATTTTAAAACAAAATAATTGGGCTTACCTCACTAAATTTCTCTATATAAAACACATGAGCGAGAACGCATGTGAGTTTGTTGCCAAAAAAGAAAAGAAAAACCATGAGTTGAGGCAAACCCACGGCTTATAACTCGCCCCTCCACGCGAGATTCCGTGATAGACGTAACAATGCAATATATGTACATAGACAATTGAATCCCTATCCCCGTGTGTCCCAAAATTGCCCCCCGACAATTTAAATTAGAACACGTGCACCACATCCAAATGTGAT